TTGAGTAATTTCCTCAAAGATTACTTTCTCAGATCTGCTATCAAAATAATCAGGTTCGATAAATGGAATAACCTTGCGAGAATATTCCTCATTGTGTATTAAGTTTCTGAGAATAGTAGTCTCAATTCGTTCCATAAGAGAATTCTTTTTTTGCGATTTCGTCAAGTTGTTGCATCACTTCTGGAGTGAAATATGTTTCTGGGTCTTTGAGAATTGCTTTGGCATAGACTTTTTTTCCGTCCATTTCATACCGACCTGCGACATTTTTCCAAAGTCCGCCAATCTCACCGAGTTCAAGAAGACCATAATAACGATCAAGGCCACGCTCATCGTAAAACAAACGTATCTCCACATCTTTGTTCTCCTTACTTAGACGCGACTTAGCAGTCTTTGCTTTGATAATGTTTCCGACAATTTCTGTTCCGTCTTTTTCTTTTTTCTTGCTGAGATATATGATGGTACTGGCAGCATACTTAAGACCAGAACCACCGCCCATCTCTTTAGTAGGAACATAAGAACCGATGACATCATAGGTGTGGTTAGTCACAATCATTGGAATATTAGCCTGCCCCAACTTCAATGTCAACATCCTGAAAGCACCTTTGATAAGTTGAGATTTCGTCATGTCACGAACCTGCTTATCGTTCAGGGCATCATTGATTTCCTTTTCCGTTGAGAGCATTCCTAGAGAGTCTAGGACAAACATGCAGGGTTTGCGCTCTTCTTCAGGTTTTTTTAGGTATATGTCTACTGCCTTGAGTGCCTTAGTGCGGAACTCCTCAACAGTCACAACATTTACAACAACAAGACGAGAAAGATCAATTCCACGACTTTCTAGGAGTGACTTATTGACAGCTGCCTCAGTATCAAAATAGAGACAATAGCCATCGGGATTGGAATCGAGAAAATTCTTAACAACGGCGAGACTGAAGAAAGTCTTTCCAGTAGAAGACTCTCCAGCAATAGCAGTAATCTTATTCCCAGATACACCGCCAAATATACTACCTGAACACAGTCCATTAAAAATGTACGAACCCGTGTCCACAAATGTTTCAGTTTCATCAATGTCTGCAGCAAGTTTGGTGAAATCGTCTCCGATCTCTTTTACAATATCTTTTAAAAAATCCATTAGGCAAAAAATAGTTCAAGGTTTACAGTTTTTTCGACGTTCCAACCAATAGCATCGAGAATAGATTTGAGAGGTTCGACAAAACTTTTCTCAAATTGTAGGTCATAGTCAATGTACTTGTCAAGACCAAGTTCTGTTGGGAAATCTTGAATAAAGGAAATAATATTCTCTCGAATAATATTCGGTTTTTTCAAGTATAAGAACTTGATTTTTTCACCATTATTAATGAGAGAATATTTTTTATCCAATTTATTTTGCTTGATGTAATAATTGAATAAAAGTGCTCCGCGAATATGAATAGGAGTTCCCTTTGAATAAATGTCTGAATGAGAATGATATTTTTTCACATCAGATGCAGATCTTGGAAAAGCAATCTCTTCTGGAGGAAGTTTTTTGAATTCAGATCGACATTTGTCAATGAACTCAATTACATCATCTTCTGTTCCATTCATCATAAGTTTGAGACCATCCTTAATCATCTTACGACAAGGTGCCGGAGTAGATGACTTGACTGCCTCAATACCCATCATCTTGAGTTTTGGTTCAGTATATTGAACACCTTCACTATTCCATACATTGAGAATATATCGCTTCTTCGCAGTCCAAATACCACGTTCGGCAATATTCTCACGCTTCATAATCATCTTCTGATCATATGCCTGAACATACGACGCCAACTCTTCATATGAACGTTCAATAAAAGGTTCCAGTTTGTCTTGGCAGATCTTATCAAGTAAAGCGACAACCTTTGTTTTATCATCAGACTTATTACTAAGAAATTTAGTAACAAGAGGTCCAAGATTAAGATAGATCGAATCAGTATCAGATGCGATGACATAATCTTCGCCTTCCGTTTGCAAAATCTTATTTAGATATTGATTCATTCGATTCTCAATCCAGCGGATTGATACTTGACCCGAGAGCGTAATCGCCTCCGCATTGGCAAGCTTGTAATACCGGAAATACTGATTGCCAATAGCACCATAAGCACTATTAAGTTGAATCTTACGCGCCATTTGAATGTTATTGCACCGGGCAATCTCTTTTTCCAATGCTTTTGTAGGAGTTTTTTCATAGTCCTGTTTCGCAGTAAGCATCTTCTTTTTGTAGATAGTCCGATCTTTATAGATCTTCTCCATCAGTTCTGGAAGAAATCCACGAATATCTTTGCGATACATGGCACCATTGGCACATACCGCATTGTCCTTATACATCTCAAAGGTCAATTCTTCATTGAGAATCTTATCAACCGTAGCTGTTGGATGACGAGTATCTCTAAGTGTCTCTGGAGAAATGTTGTACTGCATAATAAGATGAGGGTATAGACTATTAAGGTCAAAAGATACTACCCAATCATACTTTCCAGGAATTGGTTCTTTAACATATGCACCAGCATATTTAGAGTCTTTATCAGAATGCTCCTTAGGGGGAATCACAATATCTCTTTTCTTGAGATAATTATAGATGATCGAGTCCCACATTCGAACTTGATAAAAAACATCCACAAAATTTACTTTGGCGTCAAGAGCCATAGTAATTGCAAGTTCAATCAGTTTCATCTTGTCTTCCATACGGTCAACAAGTTCCACGTCAATGATGTTGTACTCTACAAACTTCTGCCACCCATTAGTATAGAAATCTTTGAACGTATCAAACTCAGAGTGATCCAGTTTCTTTTGCCCAAGTTCTACACTCGCAATATAATCCAAACGATAGGATTCTTGTGCCTTATAAGTGAACTTCTTATAAAGATTCAGATAATCAAGTTGAGTGACGCCACCAACATCGTAAGAAATGTGTTTGCGACCTTGAATAAAAGTTTCGCGCTCTGTCACAAGACCCCAGGGCGACATTCTCTTCATTAACTTTTCACCAAGAATACGATCAATACGACGAACCAAATATGGCATATCGTACAGTTCACTATTCCAACCAGTCACAACCTCTGGAGTATTTTCTTCAATCATCCACCAGTTGATGAAATCATTCAGAAGTTCATACTCAGTTCTAAAACCTTTATAGATAACGTTCTTTTGCTTATTATCAAAAGGTCCACGACCCCATGTACGAATCTGTTTCGTAGCATAGTCCTGAACGGTAATCAATAATACTTCTTCTGCAGCAGATTCTACATCAGGGAATCCATTCTCCGATGCAACCTCAATATCAATTGTTGAGATCTTGATTTTATTGGTATCAAATTTTATTTCATCTTCGGGATACTTATCAGAAATATACTGATAGATGTACCGATCATTTCCATAAATTTTAAAGTTTTCTACTCCCTCATACTTTTTTATAAAGTCCCTACAATCACGGACTGTCCCCGGTTCTACAGATTCGACATATTCACCATTCAAAGTTTTATATTTTGACTTCTTATTAGAAGGAACAAAAAGAGTTGGGTAAAACTTCTCACGGGTTGCAAAATGATGACCATTTTCGTAACCACGGACCAAGAAGTGATCCCCAACCATCTGAACATTAGTATAGAATCGCATCAGTTGATTTTTTCCAAGTATTTGTCAAGTAGATCCTGCTTTGGATCGGCAATAGTGATAATTTTATCAGAACTGATCATAAACTCAATTTGATCAGTATCATCCATCATCCACGGACAAAGATTATGTCCTTCCCAAATTTCGTGAGGATTGATAAGTTTGCAATCGGGTTCGCCAATATCGGCACCTATTTCTTGAATTTCACTGACTAATCTCTCACTCGTTGATAAGAGTATTACCTTGATCACTTTGTCCATTTGTTCTACCTCCATATAATTCTGTAATTTCATTGTGTGGTTCAACGATAGTTACTAACCAATCAGGTCTTACAACAATTTCTGTATCCGATGTAAGAGGAATCCAAGGAGAAAATAAAACCTCAGTACTAGAATTTTCATCGGTTTCTAATCCTTCGATTAGTAGTTTAGGTTGTATTCTGACTATGTATGGTTCTTTGAATAAGTAACCGCAAATATTTTCATCAGAGACAAGTTCTTTGACATCAGCAATAACTGTGTCTCCAGATTTTAAGAGTGCTAATTTTACAGACATAATGTGCTATAACCTCATCTAATTATAGCAATAAAAAAGAGGGGCGTCAACTGGATTTGGCCAGTTCCCCTCGTGGCATAGCGACGACGATATTCAGTTTTATTTATCAAAGGCCCATGATGGCATTCTTGAAGTCCTCAAAAGAAGGAGATAACCTCCTTCTTTGTTTATTTTTTTGGAGTCATTTTATATGCTCCAAAGGTTGCTCCGCCAAGAAGGGCAAAGATTGCTAGAAGTTCCATATTAATATAAAGGGGGTGGATTAGGGTATGATGGGGGAAAGGAAAAACCAACTAAAAAGAGTGAGTGTTGATCCAATTGTTAAAGTGGTAGTTGTAAAGTTCATGATTCTCTTTCAAACTACATTATTATATAGCAAAAGTGTATCATAGTGATACACTTTTGTATCAACGATAGCAAAAACTAGTCAGGATTTATAGATAATCCTTCCTTTTATGTGCATCAGGAACAACTTTACCTAGAGTGATGGTCAGAAGCCCATCTTCAAAAGTAACTGATCTAACTTCCGTATCCTCACTGAGCGTCCACGCTCGTGTAAACGACCGTTGAGCCAAACCTTTGTGCAAATACTGAGTCTCCGTCTCTTTGTCTTCTTTCTGGCCTTCGACAAAGAGTTTACCGTCTTGTGTGTAGACATAAACTTCTTTCTTTTTGAAACCTGCTAGTGCTAGTTCTAGTCTCGATTCTGTGCTGCTGACCGTGACTAGATTATATGGTGGATAGTTTGATGTCGTTTCGTGCAGATTAAACAGACGATCAAAGTATTCATCCATACCGATACTATTCCTATTTATGCGGTCTAGCAGCTGATCCAAATTGGCAGCATTATACTTTGCTAAGTGATTCATTTGTAGCTCTCCTAAAAGCGAGATTGCGTTGTGTGGACCCCGAAGGCATCCATAAGTATATATTAGCATAAGACATAAAAAAGGGGGTGTTGCCACCCCTACATTTTTATTCGGTTTCTTCTACTCGCTTTTTCTTAGACCCAATATTGTACTTGGTCTCAAGAATCCAGTCTTGCTTATCCTTGTATGCAAGAACCTTGATTTGATTGAGTGGTGCAATATCAGCAATCTTTGTTACATCAACAATACCAATAAGACCCCAATCAGCAAGAAGTTGAGCAATACGGTTACGACGTTGGACATCGTTCTGTGTCAGGTTTGCATGTTTACCATCAAGAGCAAACAGTTCTTTAAAATGCACTAAGAAATATCTACCTTGCTTATGCAAAATATGACAACTCTGATAGATCTTTTTCTCCTTCCTAGATGCGACTCCGATTCTTGTTAGTGTTTCACGTACTTTCAAAAAGTCATCAGGTTCACTTAAAACCACTTCCACCATTTGGTCAGGAGACCATTTCACTTCAGGTTCACGAACTACGCTCATTTTTTCCTCCAGTATCAAATTTTGATTTAATAAAATTAAGTTGTTCTTTTGTGAGTATCTTCAAAGCCTGTTTTGCCTTTTCATTACTATAACCATAATAACGCTTGACATAATCAAGATCTTTGATTTTATCTTGTCGGATCCAGGGAGAGAATCTCTTCTTTTTCCTCACAATATTTATAAGAAAATCATATTGGAGTTTCTTTGGAAGAAAGTGATACTTATTCATCTCATTAGCAAACATCAAGGTATCAATGTGCCCAGAGAAACAACGATTAATAATATAAGGAGGATATTCCTTCTCAATAGAAGGATCTTCATTAATCAGATGTTTCTTTGTCTGATTGATAGAATTGAGCCAATCCTTTAGTTCCATAATTATTTTTTTGGTATATAAAGTTTAAATTAATATTTCTTCGAAATAAAGTATTAGTTGAAGTTACTGTTTGGTGCCTCAAGTTACAAGGAAACACACATGCCCTATTTCTTTTACTTTCAACTCTTGTCCCACATTCTTCAAATTCAGTACATCCATTACTATCTTCAAGATATAATAGTAATGTATAACATTTACCTGGAAAATCATCTATATCAATATGATACCCCAAACCATACTGATAATCTTTTATTTTTATAAAAAAGTTTATTCTAGAACGTAATAATAAAAGATTTCGTTGCTTTTTAAGCATTAATGGATGAAGTATTTTTTTTGAAAAAATATCAGATCCTTCCACGAATTGCTTACCATTCTCAAACATATGATGAAAAAATTGACACTGTTCATCTGTTTTAGCTGCTGGATTTGCCCTATCACTAAAATTCCAACAAAGATTCTTATTTGTTGTATAATTTACGACTTCCGTAAATATCTTCTCACTTAAATAATTGTCAAAAATTTCAATCATCTTATTATTTGAATGTCATCATCATCTGTCCAGAGTTCAACCTTATCTCTGAATCTATCCTCTCTCTTGAGTTTCTCATATCGCTTAGTTGCTTTCTTTTTCCACCAAGCAATAACATTTTCCAAATAAAACTTATCCCAATTAGGACCACGTAGAAGTTTATCCTGCTCACCAAGAATGACTTCACGAACATTGGAGTAACCATATTCACAAAAGTAAGTTCTCTTCTTTTGAGTCAGAGAAAGTGCGGTACTGACAACTGCATCAAATTCTTGCAGTTGAGAATCCATACCATATTCCTTCATAGAATTACGAAGGATTGAAATCATCTTTGTCTGTCGCTTCATCTTTTTGGAAGAAGCACGATTATCAGTCAAAGGTTTGTTATTGTTCAATGCCTTGAATCGATCATGAAGTTTATGGAATGCTTCATCATGAAGGAGAGGTAGAAACTTACTCTCAGTAAGGCCCTTATACCTCATAAAAGGTTTCAGACCATCATATTGAGATGCATCTGTAGTAGAACCATAAAGAGATGTGGTTTCGAACAATGCAATATCCTTCTCAAACACCTCATTCAGAGTCTCTCTGGCAAAATGAGAGCAGCACAGAAGTGCCAGAAGTTTGCCCCCAAGGTAGTTATACCCAAAAGGTTGTGATGGGACAATCACAAATCCCATAGCAGCATGTCGATTAAAAATTGACAGATTGGGCACTTTACCTAACCAATTATTTCTAGGTTTTGAATTAATTGTCGGAGATCCAAATCGAATAAAACCTAAAAGTGTATTCGTATTTTTTTCATAAACCATCCAACGTAACTCACGTCCAGGAATATTTGATTCATTATTATGAGAAGATACGGCTCGTAAAAGAGTGTTGTAATGATCTTGAGGAACTGAGTATTGAAAGCGATCACCAACAAATTTAATATCAAACTCCATATCATTAGGATGGATATCTTCATTGAAGAATTCATCGTGCAAGGGAAATAGAGTGTTCGTTGTCTTAATGACTTCTTTTTTTACATACCTCAGATAGTCCTCAATATTCTGCATACGCAAGAAGTACTGAATGAACTCATCTGCGGCCCATAAAGTATCTTTTTCAGGAATTATCATAGTCAATAGGGTGATATTTCAAAAATTCCCAGAAAGTCATCTTCATTTCTTTCTGAGTCATGCCGCAATGTTTTGCAGCAGCAGGTAAAGTCATTTTAGCACGAAACAAACCAAAATTTGCCTCTTCCACTAGTGCTGGTGTTGTTTTTGTCTTAGGTTCCAATAAAGTATTTTTATCAATCTTATAGAGACCCATCAAATTGCCTCCATAATGCTTATAAAAATTCCAGTAAGACGATTAACACTTCCAGACATTTGTCGGTATCCAGCACCAACATAAATTTGCCCACTCACAACGGCAACGGCAATTACACTCCAAAAAATGTAATACCATTTAGACTTGAGTTGATGTCTTTTATTCTTCATAATCAGAGCACCAATTTTTTACTTGGAGATTTAATTAGAGAAAACATTTCCTCATATTGCTCAATAATATCAAGTTGAGTATCGGCAATATACACAATATACTTTTTAGTTACTTCCAATTCTTCACCCTTCCCTTTGAGAAGAGGAGACCAGGGAGCAAATCCCATTTGTCCCTGTCCAGCAGGAACAGCAACAATAGGATTACAGATGACCACAGAGTCATCTTTTTCTTCAATCAGGTCTGCGATGACATCTTCACCGGACCACATACGAATAAGTTTTACATTCATTTGAATTCACACTCCACCATTAGTTCTGTCATACAAGCAAGCATATTTATTTCTTGGTCCGCTACGAACGCCCCTTGATACTGATACTTAGCGAGAACAAGCACAGCAGCAGGAATGGAACCAGGAACCAACGATTCATAAAGAGAATCATAAACACGCCTAAGAAGTACGCTAGT